CTTTACTACCTAAAAACTACGATTACGAAGATGACGATTACACGTTTACTCGTTGGGTAGAACACAATGCAGAACTTGAACTTTTAAAAAACGAATTATATGAAGATTGAATTTGTAAAAGAAACTAAGCCAGACGGCACAATTTTCTACTATACTTTAGTAGATAATAAATACGATAGTGCAAGTATGTACTTGGAATATTCACAAGCTTACGAGTACTTTGTAAGCCTAAAGAAAAGACAAGAACCTATTATCGAAATTTTAGAACACTATAACATAGACATACAAAACAAATAATATGAAAACCGCTATGCAAGAATTAATGGAATGGCTTGACGACTCAATACCAGTAACAATTAAAGAACAATATCTTGAAAAAGAAAAGCAACAAATAATTGATGCAGGTAATATGTGTGCAATGAGACATCATTTATATAGAGATAAAATAAAAGATATGACTAAAGATGAACTTGACTTTGAAATAAACAAAGTAAAAACAAAGACACACGGAGAAGAATATTTTAATGATACATTTAACCAAACTAAATAACAATGAGCCTAATTAAAATTCAACAGGAACTAAAAGCACCTAAAAATCAATTCAATGCTTTTGCTAAATACAAGTACAGAAGTGCAGAAGATATTATAGAAGCTGCAAAACCTATCTGCCATAAGTACGGCTACGCTTTAATGTTAAGCGATGAGGTAATAGAAGTAGGCGGTCGAGTTTATGTAAAGGCTACGGCTTGTCTAAGTAACGGAGATGACAATATTACCTGCACAGGACTTGCTCGTGAAGAAGAAAACAAAAAGGGAATGGATGCTTCTCAGATTACAGGTGCAGCTAGTAGCTATGCTAGGAAGTATGCTCTTAACGGACTGTTTGCCATAGACGATACAAAAGACGCAGATGCTACTAATGAGCATAAAGACGAGGTCAGCGAAGGTCAAAAAGCGTTCTTAATTGAGCAGCTAGATAAGACAAAGTTTACCGAAGACCAGAAGATAAAAGCTGCCATTAAAATCAATGCTATCAAGACCTTAGAGGAATTTAACAAGATTAAAGAAACCATAAAGAAAAGCTAATGAGAACCGCTATACAAGAACTAATGCACATATTAGATGTTAATGAAAAAAATTTTATATCAATTATCGATGATAAAATAACAATAGCTTATCATAATGTAATAAAAAAGCAAGTAGAACATTTACTTGAAAAAGAAAAAGAGCAGATAATGAATGCTTGGGAAAGTGGAAATAAATATTTACCATATGAAAACCCTAATCAATATTACAACCAAACCTATAATCAAAACGAAAGCTAATGCGTGAACTATTACCATTTGAAAGGCAGATGCTCCTGGCAGAAGTTTACCATTACGCTTGGTATAACGAAGAAGCATACGAGGACTTATTAGCCTTTATTAAAAAGTATGAAAACAAATTAGACAAACCTGTATTTTTTAACCCAATCAATAACAATGACACAGAAACAACAAATCTTGAACCACTTGCTTTCGGGCAAAACCTTGACACCAATCCAGGCTTTAACGAAGTACAATAGCCTAAGATTAGCAGCCGTAGTATTTGAATTAAAACGCAAAGGCTACAAAGTACGAACGGAATTAATTAACGTTGGTACGAAAAAACAAAGTAAATTAGTAGCTCAATATTCAATTAAAAACAAATAAAAATGGAACAAAAAAAATGGAGTGCAGGTGCTTGGAAAAAGCAGACCGCTAAAGGAGAAGTAATTAATTTTACAATCAATGATGTTAAATACTCAATGTGGGCTAATAGCTACAAGACAGAAGATAACAAGCAGCCAGATTACAAAATTTATGTAAATGATTTCAAACCTAAAGAAGACACGGAAGGATTGCCGTTTTAATTATGCTAACGAGAAAGAAAGATATATCAATTAGACAGTTAAAGGAGTTATACTATGCACAACGCAATACCCATTTGCAGCTTCACGAAATGATGCAGCAACTTGGACTGTTAGGCATAGAAGATAACGAGCCTTTAGGGTTAGACATTGGCGCAAGGACTATTGTCAAATTGGTAGACGAAGAATTTGAGTGCGATGTATTAATTAAGGATAGAAGTTTAAAAACAACGTTTGGTCGTAAAGCTGCGGCATATTTACTCAGAAGGTATACAAAATTGAGCCTTAAAGAGATAAGCCAGTACACAGGAACAACCGACCATACTACTGCTATTCATAACATTAAACAAGCAAATAACTTAATCGAAACTGAGGATTGGTTTAAAACTAAGCTAAAAAAACTTTGTTTAAAATTAGAACTTAAAGAGATTTAGTATATATTTGCAGTAAGAAAACACATTAACGTACTGCGAACCGATAATGTGTTTAGTGGTTAAATAATAATAACCCTGGTAGTTCGCAGCTATCGGGGTTTATTTTTTTTATGGCAAAAGACCCAGCTTTTTTATTTTACCCAGGCGACTATGTTAGTGGCACAATGGGAATGACATTTGAAGAAAAAGGTGCTTATATGGACCTTCTCATGCTTCAATTTAACCGTGGTCATATGAATACTCATATGATACAACATACGGTTGGTCACTTGTGGGAACAAGTGAAATGCAAGTTTATACAAGATGACTTAGGATTATGGTACAATGTTAGACTTGATATTGAGAAGGAAAAGCGTAAAACCTTTACTGAGTCAAGACGAAACAACATAAAATCTAAAAACAAAACAGTAGAAAACACATCATATGAAAGTCATATGAACAATCATATGAAGCATCATATGGAAAATGTAAATGAAAATATAAATAAAGATATAATTACTAATAAAAGTAAATGCACTTTTGAACAAGTTTACGAGTATATGTCTTTAAAAATAGGAAAAGATAATGCTAAGATTGAAGCTGAAAAGTTTGTAAATTACTACGAAAGTAATGGTTGGAAAGTAGGTAAAAACACTATGAAAAGCTGGACACACGCAGCAAATAATTGGATAACTAACACTAAACAATATGCAAAAGGAACTACAAACAATACAAGAAAACTTACAAAAGGCGAACAATTCAATCTTGACAGTTACAACTTGCTCAACTCTACTACCTATGGAGCAGGAGATTATGACCGCATTTTCGGGTGAGCGTATAAGAACTATTAATCAGATAATGCTGCATCAAAATTTAATTTACATTATGCAGCTTGTAGGGATTAACGTAATGCCTGACAAAGTTAAATTAGCTTTATTAGAAGATTGGATTAGAACTGAATACGGTAACTTTACAATAAACGAAGTTAAGATAGCGTTTAAGCAAATGGTAGCTAATGACTTTATTGACCACTATCAGAACTTTAGCCCTGCATACTTTAGTCAAGTAATGGACAGATATAAGAAAAAAGCAAACGAAGTAAGAAAAATGATACCACAAGAACGAGTAGAAGCAATACCTCACTTAAGCGATTTAGAGATAATTGATTACAGTTACCAAGAATACAAAATTTTAGAAAATAGAACATTTGATAGATTGTTCAACCCATTAAGCGTATTTACAAAGCTTAATAGTACAGGCATAAAGAAGTGGACAAAAGAAGATGGCGCACTTGCTAAAAAGAAACTTATGGAGATTATTACATACAAAGCTAATAAAATGGACATCATAAGTGCAAAGCAATACCGTGACGAATGGACTGATAGTTGGCTTAAGAACCAAGCAAGAGCAGTAGCAGTAGCTTTATTTTTTGAAGAACAAATTAAACAAAACAAAACAACTTTTAAATGAAACAAATAAACTTATTTGGTCAAGAGTTTGCTCCTAATCAAGAAGAACAAAAGTATTCTTCTAAGATTGAAGCACCTATATACGAGCCTAAGAATGTAAAGCCTCATATATTAGAACTATGCGACAAGTCAAAAACGCATAGAATTATTAACGAGATTGAGCAGTCAAGCTTATCTAATGACGAAAAATTTTTTTTAATTGATGCAGCAAGAAGGCATAACGTATTTAATTACGAAAAGATTGCTGACTATTACGCACATTCTTCAAAAGAAATGCAGACTCTAATGGAGCGTAGCGGACTTGTTATTATAGATTTTGACAAAGCTATTGAATATGGCTACGTTAAACTTTGTGAAGAAATTAAAAAACAATACTTAGAAGAATATGGAGAATAAAGACTATACTGTTTTTATTATATCTAATAATAGACCTAACAAAGTTTATACAGATATAATGCTAAAAAAATATAATTACACTGGAACGTCATACATAGTTTTAGATGACGAAGACAAGAGCGTAAATGAATATATAAAAAATTTTGGTGCAGACAGAATTAAAATATTCAACAAAAAAGAAATTGCTGATAAGACAGACGAAGGTAATAACTTTGATAATAGACGAACTACTACACACGCACGAAACGCCTGTTTTGATATTGCAGAACAATTAGGGTATAAATACTTTTTAGTTTTAGATGATGATTATACAGTTTTTAGATACAGATACATTGATAAGTATATTACTAAAGGCTATGTAAATAATCTTGATAATCTATTTTTACAAACTTTTAAATTCTATAAAAACAATAATTTTATTTCGATAGCGTTTGCACAGGGTGGTGATTTTATAGGTGGCGAGTCTTGTGGTTTATTAAAAAACTACATCTATAATGGCAGAAAATGTATGAACTCGTTTTTTTGTTCAACTGATAGAAGGTTTTGGTTTTTAGGACAATTAAATGAAGACGTCAATACATACGTTACTTATGGCAATAAAGGTGGTCTTTTTTTGACTATTCCTTTTGTAGGACTTGAACAAAAAGCTACACAATTAACAAATGGCGGAATGACAGACGCATACTTAAAGTACGGGACATATGTAAAAAAATTTACAACTGTTATGATGCAGCCAAGTAGTGTTTTTGTAGCTATGATGGGCTTTACAAAAAACAGACTACATCATAGAGTCATACAAAGAAATACAGTTCCAATGATTGTAAAAGAAATGTATAAAAAATAATTTTTTTAATATCAGTTTATTTAGTATAGTTTTGTAATATGACCGCAAATGAATTAACTAAAGAAGCAATACGAACCCTAAACAAAAACGGGTGCTTTGTATGGCGTAACAATAACCTTGCAGTTAGAGGTCGCACATTCATTGGCTTAAAAGGCGTACCTGATGTAGTAGGGTTTCACACACAAAGCGGTGTAGCGGTATACTGCGAAACAAAAGCGATAGGAGATAAACTAAGTAGCTATCAAATAGCGTTTTTAAATTTAGCAAAGACTTCAAACTGCTTCTGTTATATAGCAACAGAAGAAAATGGCAAACTAACCCTAAAAGAATATGAACAAGAATAGTATCATACTTGAACTTTGGGAGAGTCGAGAATTAAAGGAAGCAATAGACAAAATGCAGCCTGAAGACTTACGAGAAGATTTAAGAAGTGAACTATTTAAAGTTCTATGCGAAATGGACGAAGAACGTATTATAGATATGCGCACCCGTAACGTTTTAAAGTTTTACTTGGTTCGTACTATGATTAATATGATGCAAAGTAATACAAGTCAATTTTACAGAACATATAGAAAGCCTTTAGAAGTAGAATTGATTGTTCACGATAGGGACGAAGAATTGCTTAATAAAGTAGAAGACGAACTATCTAAGATGCACTGGTACAAAGCAGAACTTTTAAGAGTGTATGCTATTAAGCATAACTGCAACGCTAAAGAACTAAGCAGGGTTACAGGCATACCTTATATGTCAATTCATAGGGAGCTTAAATTAACTAAACGTGAACTAAAAAAACAATTACGAAAATGATAATTATAGCAGCAATATGCTTTGCAATATTCTTTGTTGAGATACACCAATTTCATAGGAAGTGGAAATTAGATTTTAAGCCTTTCAGCTGCACGAGTTGTTTAGCAGCTTGGACAGGATTAGCTTTATATTTACTACCTGCAATATGTACAGATGTTATTGCGTTTGTATTTATACCAGGAGTTGCAGCACCTTTACTTTCAAAACTTATGTGGAACTTATGGAAATAGAACACCGCAAATTTTTAGATGACCACGTTGGTAATTGGCATACAGTCCAAAATGGTTATGTGCGTAACATCGACTTAGACATTTTAAAAATGTACGAGCATATTTACCGCAAGTATATGAGTGCAGATTTTATCTTAACAGTATGGTGCGGTAATTGTATCTTTGATATGATTAAACGCTTGTATACTTGGTACGAAGAACAACCTAAACCTAAAAATAAAAAAAAGAATGGCTAACTTTATCCACCCTACGGCTATCATTGGCGATAACGTAATTATCGGAGATGGCAACTACATTGGTGCTTATTGTATTATAGGCGACAAAGCCGAGCATAAAAAGTTTTGGCAAAAAGAAAAAGGCAAAGTTTACATAGGCGATAACAATGTTATTACAGGACTTGTAACAATAGATGCAGGTACGGAGATAGACACCTTTATCGGTAATAATTGTTTTATTATGAAACACGCACACATTGGACACGATTGTACAATTTTAGACAATGTTACAATAAGCTGCGGAGCAAAAATAGGTGGGCATTCTATTATTGATAAGGGCGCTAATATAGGACTTAACGCAGTATTACATCAGTTTGCAAACGTTGGCGAAAATTGTATGATAGGGGCAAGTGCCTTTGTAAAAGGAGATGCAAAACCAAATACTAAATACGCAGGAGTTCCCGCACGAGAAATCGGCTCAAACATAAGATAATGAAAGTAGCTATTTTATTACTTGCACAAAATAGACACGACTTAACTCAGCGTGTAATTAACCAAAACTTTTTTAACTCTGGTTACAATGCGGACTGCTTCTTAATAGACAATGGCAGCGACACGCACGAAACCTTTAACTACCCGTTTGCAGGTTATGACTTATCAAAAGAAAAACGAGGCATAGCATCAGGAGTTAATGCAGGACTTAGGCTTACTACAAATTACGATGCAGTTTGTTTATTAGCCAATGACATATTACTGCCTGAGAATTGGTTAGCAAAGTTTGTATTGTTTGCACAAAGAATAGAAAAAACAGGCATAATAGGAATACATTGCGTAGAAGCATTACCGCCAATAGTAGACGGGGTTCATAAAGTACACACGCCTTTTGGCGATAACTTTATTACTCGTGAACTTATAGACACAATAGGTGGGTACAATACCGAGTATGACCCATACGGAATGCAAGATGCAGATTACGGTGAACGTGCAACTATATCAGGCTTTACTAATTATTATTTACCAGATATGCGCTCAGAACATATAGGACACGATGTAGGTAACGGCACGGAGTATCGTAGAATGAAAGACGAAAGCTTAGCACGGGCGCAAAGTATATGGAATAAAAACCAAGACATTTACCATAACCAAAAGAATATAAGATGCGAATACTTTGTATAACTTCAGCTAATAGCGGAGTTGGCTACCATAGAATTATGATGCCAATAGTTAATATGGAAAAAGAGTATGCACTTATTACAGACGTACTTAATGACGAACTATTAGAGCAAGGGTGGGATATTGTCTTAATCAATAGAATGCTTAACGAGATAGATGCAAAGCAAATGGACACTTGGCGAACTAAGTACGGCTTTAAATTAGTAGTCGATAATGATGACCACTGGGAACTTAGCGAAAGCCATTTGTTATATTGGAGATATAAGTACAATAACATAGGTAAACAAATTACCGATTACTTAGAGATAGCAGACCTATGCACCTGCACACACGAAAGGTTAGCAAGTGAAATAACAAAATACAATAAGAACGTTCACATCTTACCGAACGCATTACCTTACGGGAAAGAACAGTTTGAAGATAACAAGACAGAAGATTACAAAGTAAGATTGTTTTGGAGCGGTAGCGGAACGCACGAAAGGGACTTAGATATTATTAGGCAGCCTTTTAAACGTCTGCAAGGTATGAATATAAGAACTGTAATTGCAGGTTACAATGACGGGGAGAAACCGATATGGGATAAAATGATAGATGCCTTCACTTGTGGACTAAAGCTAAACCCTACAATCTATAACTATGCAAGGGTAACGGAATATATGGGTGCTTATACGGACTCGGATATTTCAATTATCCCATTGGTAGATAACAAGTTTAACTCTATGAAGTCAAATCTTAAAGTATTAGAAACGGCTTCTAAAAAGAACCCTGCCATAGTTAGCTATGTCAATCCTTACTTAGATATGCCTGTACATTACGTTAAAAGCCAAAAGGATTGGTATAAGCATATAAGAGATTTAGTAAGCGATGCTGATATGCGTAAGGAAAGCGGACAAAAGTTATTTGAGTTCTGCCAAAAGAAGTATAACTTTGACGAGATAAATTTAGACAGAAAGTATATTTATAGTAAACTATGCCAGTAATAAAATGCTCAAACGGGAAGTGGCGTATCGGTAATGGCGATTGCGTATATGATACACAAGAAAAAGCGACTAAAGTATGGCAGGCTATTCTTGCAGGTGGCAAGTTCGCTGAAAGTTATACTGACTATCCTGAGTCAGCTACTAATAACGCAAAACGGGCGATAGAATGGGCAGAGAAAAATGGTTGGGGTTCTTGTGGTGAAGCAACAGGCAAAGCAAGAGCAAGACAGTTGGCAAATCGTGAGCCAATTAGTAGAGATACGATAGCTCGTATGGCTTCATTCAAAAGACATCAGCAACATAAAGACGTTCCTTACAGTGAAGGTTGTGGTGGGTTAATGTGGGACGCTTGGGGTGGGACATCAGGTGTAGAATGGGCGATTAATAAACTAAAAGAAATAGACAATAAATAATTTGCATAGTTAATTTTTTTAAACAATTATTATTAATCAACGAAAAAATTAATGGGGAAACTATGCAGAAACACACACAAATATATTTGCAGGGAATGGGGTATAAAACAACGGACTTCATTCCTTGCGAAGTGTGTGGCTCACAAGCAGTAGATATAGCACACATAGTTGCAAGGTCAAAGTTTGGTAGCAAAAGAAAAGAGGAGCAAGACCATATAACCAATTTATGCGCAATGTGTCGAAACTGTCATTACGATTATGACTTTAAGAATAGGTGGACTAAGGAAGAGATAATGGAAATACACTTAAAAAATATACCAAATGGAAATCTGGAAAGATATTAAAGGTTATGAAGGCGTATACCAAGTAAGCAATTTAGGTAATGTAAAGTCATTGCCAAGAGAAGTTAAAATTGGTAATAATAAAAGAGTAATAGCTGAAAAGCTTTTAAGACCAATAAAAACTACAAATGGATATTATTGTGTAAATTTTACTCATAATAATAGAAAACAATATTTAGTTCATAGATTGGTGGCTGAAGCATTTTATGGCACAAATATTGACTTGGTTGTTAATCATAAGGATTTTAATAAACAAAACAATAGATTGGATAATTTAGAGTTTTGTACTCAAAAAGAAAATATATATCATTCTTGTATTGGCGGTAGAAATGGTAGGCTGATATTAAATACTCAAACGCATATTTATTATTATACTATAAAAGAAGCAGCCGAAACAATTAATAAGAACGAAGATTATTTACATAAAAGATTAGCAAACGAATTAAAGAACAATACTAATTTTATATACGCATAATGGCAAAAGTTAAAGAAAATAGTAACAAAATTTCATTTGGCAAACGCAAAAGAGGGTCTGCAAAGAAGTCCTTTAACAAGCACACGCCAAGAGAAAAAGCTTATAGAGGACAAGGTAGATGAGAAAACTAAACGCTATATGGCTACTCCTTACACACAAAGCTTACTTCCTTGCGGTATGTAAGACGGGTAAAAACGGAGATGATATGACCACGATAGGACATTATACCTATGCAATGGCAGAAACTTTAATTAACAAACATATAGCAGACGTAGATACTTACTTAGACCAAGAAGATGCTTTAGACGAAGCTAACGACATAATTAACGGAATACTATGATATTATTATCAAGTCAAATAGAAAGCATTGCCTCACGCAAAGACAAAACAATCAAGCTTACAATAGCAACCCAAGAACTAAGCCCTAAAGATGCTGCTTCTTTGTTTCAGCTTAACCAACAGTTCTGCTACTTAGCAATCAAAGAAGAACCTTTTAGCAAAGAAGAACAAGACATAGTAGAAAACTTGAAAGCAGACCCCGACACATTCAAGACACCGAGTCAAAGGCTACGAGGCATCTTATACAGAACATACGAACAAGACAACGAAGGCTACAAAGATTTTAACACATATTACTTGTCAGTAATGGACAGAATATGCCAACACTATAAAAACAAGATAGATGGGTAGACATAAAGCAATAGAAACGCCTGAATTGATGCTTCAATACTTTACTGAGTATTGCGAGTATTGTAAAAGCAATCCTATTAAAGTACACGACTTTGTAGGCAAAGATGGTGACGAAGTTTACAGACTAAGAGAAAGACCTTTAACAATAGAAGGTTTTGAAAACTACTGTTACAATCAAGGGGTTATATCAGATTTAGGTAAGTATTTTGCTAACACAGATAATGCTTACGAGGATTTTCGTACTATCTGTTCGCGTATTAAGAAAACAATTAGACAAGACCAAATCGAAGGTGGCATGGCAGGGGTTTACAATCCAAGCATAACGCAGCGTTTGAATAGCTTAGTAGAGAAGTCAGAAAACAAGCACGAAGTAAGTGAGATTAAAATAACTTACGATAGATAATGCAGACAGTAGGCTTGAAGTTACATAATCCACACCCTGCGCAGAAGCAAGTACTTGACTGCGACAGTAGATTTATTGTAATGATGGCAGGTCGTAGATTTGGCAAGTCTTTGATTAGCCAAACAATAAGCATAGAAACTGCGGTAAATAAGAAGCGTGTAGCTTACATAACGCCTACTTATCAGTTAGGCAAGATATTCTTTAAAGAGATAGTAGACTTATTGCCTTTAGAGATATACTCTAAGAACGAAAGCGATTTAGTTATTACATTCATAACGGGTGGGAGTATACGTTTCTTTACAGGCGAAAGGTTAGATAATCTGCGTGGTCTTAAGTTTCATTTAGCAGTAATAGACGAAGCTTCTTTTATACCTAACTTAGAAGACGGCTGGCTTAACTCAATAAGACCTACTTTAACTGACTACAAAGGGAAAGCTATATTCTTAAGCACACCTAAAGGTAAAAACTACTTCTTTAGTTTGTTTAGCAAAGCCGAACCAGATTGGCAAAGCTTCAAGTTTACTACATACGATAACCCTTACATAGACCCACAAGAGATAGACGATGCCCGTAGACAACTACCTGAGGTTGTATTCGAGCAAGAGTATATGGCAAACCCTGCTGAGAACGCAGCAAACCCTTTTGGTAGCCAACATATACGCAAGTGCTTACACCCAGTAACAACAATGCCCGTAGTAGCTTATGGGATTGACTTAGCAAAGTCGGTCGATTGGACAGTTATCGTAGGCTTAGACGAAGATGGAAACGTGGCTTATTTTGACCGCTTTCAAATGGATTGGCACAATACTAAGCAAACTATCCTTAGGCTGCCTAAATGCCCTATCCTTGTCGATTCTACGGGGGTTGGTGACCCGATACTCGAAGACCTACAAAGAGAAGGGGTAATGATACAAGGCTTAAAGTTTACAAGTTCAAGTAAGCAGCAGTTAATGGAAGGCTTACAGGCTGCGATACATCAAGGTAAAATAGGCTACCCTGAGGGGATAATAAGCCAAGAGTTAGAAGTATTTGAATATATGTACACGGCAACCGGGGTTAAGTACTCAGCACCTTCAGGCTTTCACGATGACGCCGTTATGGCTTTGGCTTTAGCTTGGCAGAACTTTAGCCTTAAACGTGGCACGGGTAGGTATGCCTTCCTATAATTGCAACAAGGTTACAAAAATAATTTAAAAAAAGTTTTATTCATTTGATTGTTGAATGTGTAAAGGTTGTATATTTGATATATCAATTAACCACAAAAACATTTTTTATGCAAAACTTCACTTTAAAATTCGGTAAGTACAAAGGTCAGCAATTTTTAAGCACACCTACTTTTTACCAACAATGGCTACTAAAGCAAGATTGGTTTAAAATGCCTACTCAATTAACTGACTTACAAAAAGCATCAAAGCAAATTAGCCAATTAAGCGGTCAGCTAAAAGGTTGGAACGGGTATTCGGCTAATGGATATGCAGCCGAGTGTAATATGTTTGAAGCCGAGAAGGCTATGGAATCAGCTATTTTTAATTGCTCTGACTTATGGTCTGCAAATTATAACGGCGAATACTAAAATTTCAGGGGCTTGAAATATAGCCCCATATTTTTAAACAACTAAACCAAACACAATGAAAAAAGAAACCGCACAACTTTTAGCCGTATTTTTAGTAGCTTGTTACCTTATTGGACAATTACAAGACATCTACTCAAAATGATTTACGCTATATGCCTCCTGCTAATTGCAACAGGTTTTGTAATGGCAGCTTTAACTGACTACACAATTAAACACTATGACCAAAAGCACAAAAGAATATATAGACAAATATTACGCAAGTGAACCGATTAGTATAATGATGACTAACATAGATGCCACTTACTTAGAGATACTTACCTACTGCAAAGAGCAAGGCTACGAACCTTCTAAACGCAAAATGCGTAAGCCTGAAGATGCAGCTAAAATAGGCTACTTCGATATTGATAACTACAAACCCGAAACAATATAAAATGGAACTACAACAAATCTTTGAAACAACAAAAGAACAACGCATTGAGTTTACACATCAATTAATTGAACGCTTAAACGCAGGGGAACTTGACCCGTTAAAAACACATCTTCAAGTTAAAGCCTTAGAGGATATGCTCGAAACATTAAAGTCAAATAAGGACTACAAAGATGCGGTATTACAAGCAGCCGTATTAAACGGCAAGGACTTTGAGTATATGAGCGCAAAGTTTAACATTAGAGAAGTAGGGGTTAAATACGACTTTAGCAAATGTGAAAGTCCTGCATACGAGGAAATATTGAACGAGTACAATAGCGCAGCTAAAGCCAAAAAGGATATGGAAGAGTTCTTAAAGAAAGTTCCGCATCAAGGACTTGACATTATTAACGGAGTTACTGGCGAAGTTACAAAAGTTTACCCACCTGCTAAGAGTAGCACAACATCAGTAGCAGTATCATTAAAGTAATAAAAATATTGTACTTCTTTGCAATTTGCTTACCTTTGGCAGCGTTATGCTACATAGGTGGGCATCTTGCCTATGAGATAATGTTAAAAATAAGAAAATGACACCAAAAGAAAAGGCAAAGGAATTGTTTGGAAAATATGCAATGTATCTAAGGGCAAATTTAAGATATGATGAGGAAGCTAATGAAGATGCTAAAGAATGTGCCTTAATAGCAGTAGACGAAATAGTAGAATCAGATTGGTTTATACCTACATTAAGAGATAAACACGAATGGACGTCTTATTGGCAAGAAGTTAAAACAGAAATAGAAAAATTATGACTTGGAACGAATTAACAGTTTGGCAGTACCAACAAATCTATCCAATAGTTACTAAGCCGCATAGCGATTGGACAAAGCTTGATATACAAACTAAGCTCGTAGGAATTGTTTACAATTTAACAGACGCACAAGTAGACAATCTAAGCGTTATGCAGTTTAACAACTTACGAAATACATTAGATTTTGTTAGTACAGAACCTAAGGGAGAGCCTATTAAATTTGCTGAAATAAACGGCAAACGTTACAGATTTATCTATGATGTCT